ATCCAACTGAAAGCCCGTGCGCCGCGGTCGTCTTCAGCTCCAGAACACCCTCTACCGAAGCTATGGTCAGGCCGGTGCTCAGATCGGGCGCAGCTCCCAAGGCCGCCTGAAAAAGGGGCCCGTAAGTAGGCATGCCTGTTCCGTTCCACGAAGTCAAATATGTCTGAACCTCAAAGGTGGTCCGCCTCCGCGAGTCGCTGGAACACCCGAGGAACGTTCGTGTCCCAGTTTTGTCTAGCCTCTTGCTGGTCTCGAGACTCTGATGAGCATGCAGGCTAATTGCGGGAAAGCGATTCGCTCCAGTCACCGCGGCCGCTTGCCCGTAGGTTGACTCCGTTGTCACATAAAACCGATTCGCAGCAGAAGAAATATAAACGCTCATATTGACTCCTATCCCAGACTGGCGTCCAAGTTAAACGACAACTTCGCCGACTCCACAAATCCGCTCCCCCCGGCCTTCGGAGGGTTGAATTGCACTTCGTATGAGCCCGGAAAAAAAAGTCCGTTTCCCCAATCGCCGGTCGCTCCTTGAAGGATCTCCGCGACGCTCTCAACGTAGAAATGGATCCACTGGTCGGCGTTTGTAATGAGATCGTCGCTTGCCCAGATCTCCGCTACAAGCCCAACCTTTCCTGAGAAGGATCGGAACTTCTCAATTTGGGTATTCGTAACACCGCTGCTGTAGATACATACTCTCGGATAACTTAACGCGAGGTTGTCATCCCCCAACCCAGGCGGTGCTGATGATAGAAGTACTTGTTCGGCAGCAATGGTGGGCACCGCAACCGCAAGACCGGCCGTCATCGAGGTGATCTTCTGTCCTAGTGCATTCGCAGCCGTTAGCTTCGTCAAGAATGTCTGAGCGGCTAAAAGCGATAGCGGTCTCATTAACCTCTCCTGATTCGGTTTGACAGCGTCACATATGAGGTCGGCAGTTGTCCATCGATAGGCGCTGGACCTATCTGCAGGCCCGAGGCCGGCAGGTCCCACGTCGAACCAACAGACAGCGGAGCCGCGTTTTGACGTGTCAAACCGCCCGATTGGCTGCCCCCGTAAACGTTCCAACCGGCTGCAGTCCCCGGAGCGCCCAATGCTCCCTCGGCCATCGCCACAGCGATACTCGAATTTGCTGGTAGAACGGCACCGTTCTCTAGGCTCAATGCGCTCTCATTTCCACTCGCATCCACCCATGCAGTCTGCATGAAAATAGCCTGAGCAGGGACGTTCCCAGTCTGGAATGAGATCAGCGGCATGGCAGGTTTGGGTAGCGGGTTGTACACAATCCCCGCACCGGTTAAATAAAAGAGGTTACTTGCGTCGTCAGCCTCTTTCTTGTACTCTTCCAACTTGCCCTGATATCTCGTATTCAGTTGAGCGTTGTATGCTTCGGCGTAAATTCGCGCCAGCGATTCGAAGCAGATCCATCTCTGCAGGGTCGGAGTGACTACAAGAGTACTTAGTCCAATCACCCGTCGCGTGAGCCATTGCGGATCAGCTGCACCAGAGTTCAGCAACCAGAGCATGAGCTTGTCACTGATACCGCTTCGAGCAAGACCAATCTTTGTATCGACGTCGATCCCATGTGAAGCAGCTAGCTGGACTAGCGTCGCTTCAATAGGAAGCAGATCGTCAATCGTGACCACGGCAGCATCAGTGAACAGTGCCATGTGTAACCTATTTCTTCGATCCCGTGGTGTTTTGCGAAAAGGACTGCTCCGCTTCACTCGAAGGCACAAGAGTGACCTGCATGCGTTTAGCAGCTTCCGCCCTCTGAATCGCCGCTCGCTCGGCGTGCTGCTTTTTGAGAAACGCTTGCTTCTCGTCTCCTCCGGCTAGCACTGCGCGGCCTTCCACGATCATCTTCGCTGCAATCTCGCGCTTCACCTCCGTCACGATCCCGGCCTTGCCGCCGTCCGACGTCTCGAGACTGACTACAAATGTATTCGCGGTGCTTATACCCGCCTCGATCTCCCGCAGTTTTCGAAAGTAGTGTTTTAGATCCACAGTTCCCCCTAAATAAAAGGGGAGCCCCGCTCTTGAGGGACTCCCTTGACCACCGCCGGTCGGTTCTTAACTTAGCTGTTCACCTGAACCGCAAAGTTGTTTCGCAGAACTCCACAGCCGTAGAGCACGTCAACCGTGAATTGTTGTGCAAGTGTGTTCGGCTGATAGCTCATCACAATGCGCAGACCGAAGTTGCCCATCTCGGCATACTCGGCCACTGCGCCGGTACCCGGTAGAGGTTGCGGCAGGCGGCGCACTACCAGGCCCATCGCGTCCTTTGAGAATGCCAGGTTGTGAGTGTTGGGAGTCGCCGATCCGGTCGTAGAGACAAATTGTGACCGGAAAATGAAGAAGTCCTTCATCTTTCCAACGTTTCCTTCGACGAGAGCCTTGAGACCTGCCTCACCGGAAGAGTAGTATTCGCTGAAACGCGGGATCTGACGGATCTGAGAATACGTGTTGGAATCTACGACCAGATACTTCGGAGCGCTCGCTGGAACCTTGGCGCTGAAGAGAGCCGTCTCCGCCGCATCGATCGTCGCTTCGGTAACCGGTGTTCCCGCGGTCCCGACCGGTGCATTGGCCGAAAATTGACCGTACAGATTCAGTAGATCTGATTCCACGCGTTCAGCGATCGCAATCACCGCTGGCTGCATGTAAGCTTTGAGCAGTTCAGGGTACGCCAGCGCCTTGGTAACATCGGGAATCTGGAACGACGCTTCAGCATGAGTGTTGAGAACGATCTGCGCATTGCCGAGGCTCGGGTTCTGCGGAGTGACGGTACCACCCTCCGCGATGTTGTTAGCCACCAGCACGGGAGGAATCGGCACATTGACCGTGTCTCCGCTGTGAGCCAGCACCGGCTCGTAGTCGCGATTGACCAGGTTACCCATAACAAGGTTCCCCACCAATGCCGGAAGGGCGTCAGCTGCGACTAACTTCACGATCGCATTTGCCAGATTGGCTGATGTAATATTTGACATAACTCTCCTAATTGATTTGTCACGACACTTATGTCGTTAACCCGGCCGTTTTATGAACCGGGCGTTGCGGTACTTACCGCGTGCACGCGGGCAAAGATGGATCCGATCTCGCCCGATATCGTCGAAGATCGTTCCTGTTAAGCGCCCCGTAGCGCTTGCGTTGCCAGCTTTGAGATGTGTTGGCGAACGCGTTCAAGCTCGTCTTTGTTCATGCCTGGCCGAATGCTTTCCAGCGACATAGCGGGACTTTCCGTCTGGGAACTCTGTCTCGTCGTATTCTGAGCGCCACTCCCGCCCGCGATGCGCGCCGGAAGCAATTCCGGATTTTCCTGAATGAAGCTCGAAACGTAATCCTGAAGAGATTTGCCCTCGTGGCCCCGGGCTTGCAGCCGTCCGTCTTCTGTGCGGACAATGTCGTCCTTCATAGCCTTGAACGCAAGGTCGAGCTTGGAGATTCCGGTACGCTGCAACTCGGTTCGTATCTGTGCGTGTCGATCCGCTTCCTCAGCTGCTGCTCGAGCTTTCCGGTTTTCCTCGACCAGCTGGTTTAGTCTGGCTTCTAGGCTCTCTCGCCGCTTACGCTCGTCCTGCAATTCTGTTTTGTAGGCCGGCTCGGCCTGTCGCTGTTCCGTCCGAACGAACTCCTCAATTGCTTGCCGGACAATGTCCCGGACATCGGAGGTCGTTGGTTGCTGATCCGTTTGCATCTGATCTGACATAAGTGTGTTCTCCTAATCCCTGGCTTGCGCGTCGATCTCTTGCGCAATCTGATTCTTAATTTCCTGCCGTGCATCGCTGAGATACTTCATCGCGAGCCTCTGGTGAATCTGAGTTTTCAGCGTCGGAGAGTTAATGCCAAGTTGCAGCAGGCTGCCGGCCTGCTCCAGTTCCGTTCCGAAATCGCTGATGTCTACTTCATCGAGTCCCGCGACCGTCACCTCTACGAAGTCCTCGCGCGCTTCGGTGATTGCGGTAGCGATTTTTCGAACGCAATTTTTCACCGTCGTTCCGAAGGCTCTCAAAATTTCATAAGTAATTGTGAAATCGAGTTGCTTGCTCGCGGCCGATTGCGCGTGCCCGCCCATCATTTCGCCTGACGCTTGAGATAGGTAGCAGACTCGATAAATTTCCTCTTTGAGTGT